GTACCCTAAGTACTCCTCGGAGATGTGTGACGTACGTCACATCGTACGCTTAAGATAAAGGGGTTCGGGAAAATACTTTCCCAACCCACTCGGAAAAGACCCGTTTGAACGGGTCTTCTATAATATATAGATAAATATCTACGGAGTCGCTCCGTTTAAGACTCCGCTCCTCCTATATATATAATTTTAAATTTTTTTTATCAAAATGCCCCCCTTATGCCGTTTATAGGGTACGTTAAATCGGCGTTATAGGACAGGACGTTATATGGGACGCAAAGCAGGAAAACAGACCTATACCAAGGAAGATGCCCAGGCTAAAGTACTGGCTCTTCTAGAACAAGGCGCTACCGTCACCGCTGCTATGGCAGCCGTTGACAGGCAAGATACCGCCTTTCGTCAGTGGTCTATGGTAGATGCGGACTTTAAAGACAAAGCGGACAAAGCACGCCTTGCAGGCAAAGGTATCAAGGCTGACTTAGCCGAGATAAAGGACATGCCTTTCCATGAGTTCTCAGAGACTTTCCTAGGCTCTAAACTATTTAATCACCAGTTAAACTGGATTGACCTTATTGAGGGTAATGTACCTCGTTGGCTACCTTCGGGTATAACCTACGAGGCAGGAGACCCTAACCGTGTCTTGATTAACGTGCCACCTGAGCACGCCAAGTCAACCACAATCACGACTAACTATGTGACACACCAGATTGTGACCAAACCCAACACTAGAGTAATCATTGTCTCTAAGACTCAAGGTATGGCTCGCAAGTTCCTAGGCGCTATTAAGACGCGTCTTTCCCACCCTGGCTACATGAAACTACAAACGGCCTTTGGCCCTAACGGTGGATATAAGGCAGATGCTACACAGTGGTCTGCTGATATGATTTACCTGGGAACAGGAAGAGACTCTGGCGAGAAAGACCCAACCGTTCAAGCATTAGGCTTTGGGTCACAGATTTACGGAGCACGTGCCGACCTGATTATCCTCGATGACGTAGTGATGGGTTCCAACGCCCATGAGTGGGAAAAGCAGATTGAATGGCTGCAAAAGGAAGTTATCACCCGTCTAGGTAGACATGGTAAACTTATTATTGTAGGTACCCGAGTATCCTCTGTAGACCTCTACAAGATGATTCGCGATGGTTCACAGTGGACAGGTGGCAAAAGCCCCTTTACATACTGTGCTATGCCAGCCGTACTACAGTTTGACGATAAACCTGCTAACTGGAAAACACTTTGGCCTGAAACTGACCAACAAGAAAACGATTTGGATGAACAACTTGACAACGGACTTTATCCGAAATGGGATGGACCCTCGCTCTTTAAGCGTCGCTCTGAGGTCGCTCCGTCTGTATGGGCTATGGTCTACCAGCAAGAAGATGTCCAAGAAGACTCAATCTTCTCGCCTACCTGTATCGCAGGTTCCGTCAACGGAATGCGTAAACGAGGACCTCTAAAGCCTAACACCCCTGGACACCCCCAGCATATTGAGGGTTATACCATCATTGGTCTTGACCCTGCTATGGCAGGTGCTACAGCAGCGGTTGCTGTTACATATAACCGAGCAGATGGACGTATCTACGTCCTGGACTGTATCAACATGACTGACCCAAGTCCTGCAAAGATTCAATCTTTGATTGAGGAATGGGTTGAGAAGTACCGTCCACAGGAACTGCGCATTGAAATTAACGCACACCAGAAGGCGTATGCCTTAGATGATGATTTACGAAGTTACCTAGCATCTTATGGATGTCAACTGAATTCACACTTTACTGGCAAGAATAAATGGGACACGTCTTTTGGTGTAGCGTCTATGTCTATGTTGTTTGGTAATACCCGCGATGGTAGATTCCAGGACAACAACATCATAGAACTACCAAGCAATGAGGGTTCTGAGGGTCTTAAGACTCTAGTACAGGAACTAATTACTTGGAAGCCAGACACCAAAAACCCCACAGACTGCGTAATGGCTCTTTGGTTCGCTATTATCCGTATACGCGAGATGATGCAACAAAGTAGTAATGCATCTAAGTGGATGCAGAACAGATGGACAACTCAATCACAAGCATCAAAAAGACAAGCAGTCAATTTAGACGAGGCCTTTGCAGAGCAATGGTCACACACATACGGATAGGGAAATTAAAATGGCAACAAATGGATACCAAAGAAGTCATACTTCTGTGCGTGTATTAAAGAAGATAGATGATATAAGAGGTAGATATTTTGAACTTAAATTTAAATTAGAAAGAAAAGACCTTCCACCAGCCGCAAGAGCATTAGCAAACAGACAAATGGCTGATACTAAGCGTACATTAGCACGTGCTGCCGCTATTGGAAACCGCGAAAGCAAGAAGTACAATGCAGCACAGGGTCGATACGAAGGTGGAGGCTTTACGCCAAATTCACCATCGCCAGATGATTTGTCAAAGAATCGAAACTCACGACCAAAATCTCCATCACCGTCAAACCTTCCTCGTTCAGCAGGTGGTGTGAAAACAACAACTAAGACTGTAAATAAACTATATCGCCCAATGGGTAAGTAATTTTTAATTAACTAGAAAAGGAAATTAAAATGGCAAAAACAAGAAATTCTGCTGGTATCAATACTGGCGGTAAAGGCTCAAGTAACGTAAATCCACTTTACAAGGCAGCAACTTCTTTTACTAATTATGTAGGAAACGTAGCACGTGAAGTGCGCGATGTTCCTACGGCTATTGGTACTGTCTATAAGAACAGACAAAGCGGTATTAACGCAAAACGCGCTGAATTTAATTTTGGTAAGATGCAAGATGAAGGCGATACAAAGAACCTTAGAAATCAAATTGGGGAAGTATTCACAGCCTTAAAAACTGGAAAAAAGGGAACAACTTCACAGAAGTCAACAGTTATTGAGAAGTACACCCCAAAGAAATATATGGCTACTTATACTGACATGCCAAAGAAGCGTAAGTAATTATGGCTACGGCAAAAAAGACTGCAGCAAAAAAAACAGTTGCTAGAAAAGTTAAGGTAGAAGGACCAAGTAGTTATAGAAAAAATAGCAAGGTGTATCAACTTCCAATGACACCTAAGCAGAATGTAGCATTTAACAAACTACCATCAGATACTCTTTTTACTTTACCTAAAGGCGCAGTAAAGTTATCTGCTACAGAAAGAAAGCAAATGCAAGCACGTAGAACTGCAGACCGCAAGCGTACATTAGCACGCGGCGAAGCAATCATTCGTCGCACTGTTGGCAAACCTTAATCAATCGTTAGGAAAATAATATGCCAGTACCAATAGCAGCAGCATTAATTGCTGGAACTATAAGCGTAGTAGGTGGACGCTTAGTTAAAAAGCAACTTGATGTTCACAATAAACAAGAAAAACTAAAAAAGGCACGTACTACTGCTGGCATAAAAGGCAGTGGCGGAGCAAAAGTAAACAACGTTTACAAATAATTTTTAAAACTACGTTAGGAAAATAATGGCATTATCGATGGAACAAGTAGCAGCACGCGTTGAAGCGTTGCGCTACCGTAATCACGAACGTGATGCTCGTAACCTAAGCGTTCTTGCTGTTCGTAAAGGACAGATTGCATCTGTATACCCTGAATTTTTTCCAGAAGGTGTAGATGCTAACGTAGTTGCAAACTTTATTGACGTAGTAGCCCGTGACCTTTCTGAGGTCATGGCTCCACTGCCAGCAATCAACTGTTCTGCTGCTAACTCTGTTAGCGATAAAGCACGCAACTTTGCTGACAAGCGTACACGCATTGCTGCTAACTACTTCTCTCACTCTGACCTATCTGTACAGATGTACTCAGGTGCTGACTGGTATCTAACATATGGTTTCGTTCCGTTCATGATTGAATTGGACGAAGAAAGCAAGTTGCCGCGTATTCGCGTAGAAAATCCAATTGGGGCTTACCCAGAATTTGACCGCTACGGACGCTGTGTGGCATTTGCAAAGCGTTACATGATGACTCTTGGAGAACTTGTCTCACAGTTCCCAGAGTTTGAAACTCAAATCCTAGGACGTGAAGGCTATCAACAAGACCTACACTCACAGGTTGAAATGGTTCGTTACTTTGATAAGGACCAATCATTAATTTATTTGCCTAAGAAGGGCAATCTAGTTTTATCTCGCGCATTGAATCCAATGGGCAAGATGATGGTTGTCGTGGCGCGTAAGCCATCTATTGATGGTGAAATGCGTGGACAATTCGACGACGTACTCGGTATTCAACTTCTCCGCAACCGTTTCGCCTTACTGGCAATGGAAGCAGCAGAGAAAAGTGTTCAAGCACCAATTGTACTACCTCAAGACGTTCAAGAACTCCAGTTGGGTGGAGATGCGGTTATCCGTACCTCCAACCCTGCTGGCGTTCGACGTGTCGAATTAAACATTCCACAAGGCGCGTTTACAGAAGCACAACTTCTTAACCAAGAACTTCGTGCAGGTACTCGTTATCCAGAGGGACGTTCTGGTAATATCGATGCAAGCATTGTTACTGGTCAAGGTGTACAGGCACTTATGGGTGCATTTGATACACAGGTTAAGTCAGCACAGGCAATCTTTGCATCTACTCTACGCGATGTTGTTTCTCTTTGCTTTGAAGTAGATGAAAGAATCTTCGGAGAAGAAAAGACAATCCGTGGTGTAGACTCTGGCTCACCTTATGAAATTACATACAAGCCATCTAAGGACATTAAGGGTGATTACTCTGCAGATGTTCGTTATGGTATGCTTGCTGGTCTTAACCCAGCACAGGGACTTATCTTTATGCTACAGGCTCTTGGTGGAGGATTAATCTCCAAGGATATGGCTATGCGTGAATTACCATTCACAGTCAACGTTACACAAGAACTTGAAAAGATTGAAATCGAAAACATGCGTTCATCACTTCTTAGTGGTATTACTGCAATGGCTCAGGCTATTCCAGCAATGGCTACATCAGGCGGAGACCCAGCATCTATCGTAACTAAGATTGCGGGAGTAATTACTGCACGTCAAAAGGGTCAATCCCTTGAAGAGGCTATCGCAGACGTATTTGCTCCAGAGCAACCAGTTCCTCCTGCTGGGGCGGCAACTTCTCCTGTTGAGCAGCCGTCCCCTGCTCCAGGCGCGGCTCCAGTAGGAGGCTCTCCAATGGATGCAGGTATGGCACCACAAGCACCACCACCAGACTTACAGACTATTTTATCTACCCTAAGTGGTAGCGGCAAGGCTTCGGGACGAGTAACAACTAGGGGATAAAATGACAACGCTAGTAGCGATACAAGGTGACGGTTGGTCGGTATTAGGATGTGATTCACGCCTTAGTGATGAGCATGGACGTTTTCAAATAGCAAAGACACCAAAGATTGTAGAAAACAATGGTGTGTTAATTGCTGGTTGTGGTTCTTCGCGTGCTAGTAACGTATTGCATTATGGTTACAAACAACCTAAGCCTACAGTGCAAGAAGATTTAAATACCTACATGACGCAGAAGTTTATACCAGCGATGCGCAAGAGTTTTGTAGATGCTGGTATCGACATGAAAGAGGACGGCGATGTCGCACAAATTGATGGGGGATTTCTCATCTCAGTCAAGGGGCAAGTTTTTTCGGTTTCTGAAGATTATTCTTGGGATACCGATGTTCGCAATGTATATGTTATGGGTAGTGGTGGAGATGTTGCCCTCGGTGCATTGGCAGCGTTGGGTGTGGAAAAAGTAAAAACTATTAACCAAGCAGAAACAATGGTTCGTAAAGCAATTGCTATTGCAATTCAATACGATAACATGTGCTCAGAACCAATTCATATTTTTAAACAATTTAAGTAGGAGGAATAATGGCAAGTGGAGGAATGCGCCCAGGTGCGCCACAGAATAACCCAGCCAATGTTTCAGGTACAGGTGGAGCAGGACAAAGCGGTAACTACACTGGTTTTGGCTATGGCAAAAATCAAGAAGTAAACCAGCAACGCATACAGGGCAATCAAGCAGTAGCCTCTACTCAAGCGCCAGCACCATCTGGAGACCCTTACGATGGTATTAATATGCCACAACTAGGGACACTCTTTGACCCAACAACTCGACCAAATGAACCAATCACCGCAGGTGTAGATTTTGGTGCTGGTCCAGGAAGTGAAGCACTTCCAAAGAATTTAACAAACGATAGTCGTATGGACGAGAATGCAAAGATTGCTCAAGAATATTTGCCAGATTTAGCATTTGCTGCACAGTCTCCAAATGCGCCAGATTCATTTAAGCGTTTTGTAAATTATCTAATTGAAAACGCTAGAAGTTTTAATAATAATGGCTGACGCTATGTGGATGCCTGGTAGTTTTTTTGATAACGTTGATAAGTTTGCAAATTCACTTGGATATCAAAATGCAGGTGTTGTTATGGAACTTTCGATGATGTCTTGGAATTCTCCAGAAGAAAGAGACGCTTTTATTACTAGCATTACCAATGCTGAGGTACAAGGCGGAACAGAAAAAAATTATATTAAACGAAAGTACTAGGGGGTAGGAATGTCTTGGTGGGATTCATTTACCAGCGCTATCTCCACAGCGGGTGCTGTTGGCAAAAACCTTACAGGTGGCGGTCCACAACTTAATGAAGACGAAAAAAAGAGAGCAGACCAGTTTACTGCAAATGTAAAAGAAGCCCTTGCTTCTGCAGATAAAGCGCTAAACGCTGACCCTACATATAAGTATAAAAAAGAAGCGCTTAAGTCTACAGCAGATATTCTTCTTAAGTATGTTGCTGTTCCATTTGTTGAAAAAGTATACTCGCCAATTATGCGCAGTATTGGTACTGCTGCTATAATGGCTGACACTACTGGTGAACTTTACAAACCAGGCGCTCAGTTTAAAGAAGGTTTTCAATTTTCTGACATTAAAGCAGCATGGAACCGTACTGAAAAGGTAAGCGCGGGACAAGCAATAACTAAATCAATTTTAATGGTTCCAATTATTGGTTCATATGCTGACTGGGGTCTTTCTAAGGCTGGGGTTAACGTTCATGAAATTGATTTGTGGAGCGATGCAAGTATTAAAGAAAACTTTACCGACAATACAGTTGGTCGCTGGTTTACAGGTATTGGTGACTTTGCTGTTGGTCTAAAAGGACTTAATATTGTTGGCAAGGTTGCTAAAACTGCAGTAAAGACTGTTGCAAAGCCTGCTGGGTTGTATACTAAGGGCAAAACGGTTGACGCTCTGGCAGCGGACATGGAAACTGGAATCTTGCATGCTAGTACTAATGGAGTTCAAGGAGCACAGACTGTTTCAGGAAGTCAAGTGCTATTACTTGCTCAGACTAAAAAC